AAGACGTAATTCCCAAACAACGAGGTTCTGCGGAGCCCTATAAAAGTCGCGGGGGTGCACCAAAGAAAGTCCTCAACGCCGGCATGATCCAGATCATGGCAATGAAGGGTCTGACTCAGGAGGATTGCGCTGCGGTGCTCGGCTGCTCCGTCGATACGATTTACAGAAATTATGCGAGCGCTTTCGCCGTCGGGCGGCAGAAGTGTATGTCCTCGCTGCGCAGGAAGCAGTTCGAGATGGCCATGAAAGGCGATCGGACCATGCTGGTGTGGCTCGGCAAGAACCTCCTTGGTCAGAAGGATCGTCACGAGCTCACCGGCAAGGACGATAGTCCATTGATCCCCGAGGTCGACCGCGAGGAATTGATTGGGAAGCTACTCGGTACTGGACCAGCTCCGGCAGCAAAAACAATTCAGTAAGCGCCTAGCCAGGCTTTCCGATCAGGAACTCTACGCGCTGCGCTTCGACTGGTTGATCGCCGCGCGGCCCAATCAAATCGCGCCGAAGTGGGACTGGGCCACGTGGCTAGTGCTCGCTGGCAGGGGATATGGAAAAACCAGGGTCGGCGCTGAATCGGTCCGCGGTTGGATCGGGGCCGGCTTTAACCACGTGAACATGGTTGCGCCGACAGCGGACGATCTTCGCGACGTAATGGTCGAGGGCGAATCTGGCATTCTGGCCGTTTGCCCCCGCCAGGAACGCCCAATCTACCGGGTTTCGAAACGTCGCCTGGAATGGCCTAATGGGGCTCGGTCACTGCTATTCACCGCCCAGGAGCCGGATCGGCTACGCGGAAAGCAGCACTCTAAACTATGGACCGACGAACCGGCCTCATGGCAATACGACAGCGATGCCTGGGACCAGGCGCAGTTCGGGTTGAGGCTCGGCAAAAACCCTCAAACCGTAGCCACGACGACCCCGCGGCCGACCGCCCTGATCCGAATGCTGATCGCAGCCAGCCGCGGCGACGCACCCACCGTGGCGATCACCCGTGGCACGACCTACGAGAATCGTTCGAACCTTGCGCCTGGCTTCTACTCGAAGATCATCACTCGGTATGAAAACACCCGACTGGGACGGCAAGAGCTGCTCGCGGAGGTGCTCGATGATAACCCTGATGCTCTGTTTCACATGGAACACATCGAGGGTGCGCGCGTCTCGAATCTTCCTCCTCTCATACGCATCGTGGTCGCCATGGATCCAGCCACAACCTCGAACCCCGATTCGGACGAGTGGGGAATTATTGCCGCTGGCCAGGACGGCCGTGACCCGGCGCACTTCTACATCCTGGCCGACGAGAGCGAGGTCTACAGCCCCGACGAGGCGGCAAAGCAGGCGGTGAGGCTCTACCACCGGCTGGGGGCCGACCGGTTGGTGGGCGAGGCCAACAATGGCGGGGACATGATCGAGGCGCTGATTCGCCACCAGGACGCGAACATCTCTTACAAAAAGGTAACCGCCAGCCGCGGCAAGGTGACGCGCGCCGAGCCCGTCTCTGCGCTCTACGAGCAGCACCGCGTTCATCACCATGGCATGTTCGCCAAGCTCGAGGACCAGGCCACCAACTGGAACCCGGCGGTCGACAAGGATTCTCCGGATAGGATGGACGCGATGGTGTGGGCGATGACGGAACTGGCGGAAGGCTCGAGCGGCTGGGCTGGCTTCGTGAAGGACGAGGGCCAGAAATCCCCGGAGGCCCCGAAGGCGCCGCGGATCAACGTCGCGGGCGGCGACCGTGATCGGTGTGAATGTGGATCTGTGGTCTGGGATGGGGATAAGTGCTTTAAATGTGGAAAAGCGCGTCCGGAAGCATGATTTGATGCGGCGCCTGGCTGAAACAGTGGTAAAGTGTGGAAAGTCGGAGCAAGCATGAAAATCATGATCGAAAGCACGTGCAGGATGGTCACGATCTGTCAGGGGCGCGAGGAAATCCCGGCGCGCGTCTGGGAGGGCGAGACCGAGGGCGGCGTGAAGGTAGTCTGCCTGATCACGCGTATTGGTGCCCATAAAGATCAGGATCTCGCTCAGTTTCAGGCCGAACTCGAAGAGACGGCCGTCCCCTCCGCGGAGGGCGAGGGTGTTTTCCCGTTGCGACTGATTCTTTAGGCTCACTATGACCGTCTGGATTGAAATCCCGGCCATGCTGGCGGCGACGCCCGATGACTTGCTAGAAAGGATGAAGGCGGCCTGCCGGGCGCACTACCGGAAATACGAACGTGGCCCAGAGCAGGAGCGCCTTGACGCTCAGAAAATCTTCGATATGATCAAGGCCGAGCAGCGCAGGCGGCTCCTGGCACCGACGGTGATTAAGGGGATGCTCCAATGAAGCGATTCAAGGTATTGGTCTCAATCTGGTTACATCGGCCAATGTTTAGGGCGGTCGAGTGTTCCGAGCCGGATCCCAAAGCGGTTTGGAATGGATTAGCGACCTGCGCGGACGCTGCTATTTTCTCGGCGCGGCGATGGAAGAGTGGAGAGCCGGTCGGATAATGTCGCGTCTCATCGTCACAGAGGATCTGGCCGAATGCCCGCAGTGTGGTGCGCCGGCTGTCAAAACGAGCGACCGCGCTCGCCAGTGCAACTCTTGCGGGCTCGCCTGGGAGCGCGTCACCGAGGACGACGAACTGGACGCCGAGGCCGAGCGTCTGGTGCGCAGCCGGGGGTGGAACGAGGAGCGCGGGCGCGCGAAGTCGATCGGCAAATTTCAAACGAGGTGGTAAATGCATAAACGGAAACCCAGCACGAAACGGTTCGAACGGATGAATGCCCAGCGCGAGAAGGCGGTCCTTTGGCTCCGGCGGAAGATGATCAACGAAGCGATGGCCGGCGGCCAGTCCGGGTTTGCGGTGCAAATGCGGCTTCAATCACTGGACACGGCTGTTTCAGTCAGCACGATTGGCTTGCGCGAGGCGCGGCCGAGGGAGCGGTGATGCAGAAGCCTGGGAAGCTACAGAAGCCGATCAAGACCGGCCCGTTGCGTAAGGACCGGCCTCCGTGCCCCGGGTGCGGCGCCTCGCCTGGGTTTGCTCATGCACCGGACTGCAGTTGGACGGTCGCTACGGACGCGCTCCAGAAGCCAAAGACAGCCCCCCGTGAGGTCACCGACGCCGAGCACCAGAAGTGGCTCAGAGAGCAGGGGCGCTGATGCCGCGGCGGGGTGTAGCCAAGGCGCCGGCGTCGCCGGCCACGCTGCGCATGCCTGGGGTCGTCTACACGCGCCACTCGCAGACGCTCTGCGTTGTTTGTCAGCGGCGCGTGCAGTGGAACGGCGACCGCTGGATTCACCTCACCGTTTTCGCTCGCGGGATCCACGATGCGCGGCCAGACCTGGGCCTGGTAATTGACTCCTCGGACACCTGGCATGCGCAGAAACTTGAGGCGATGGAAGCGGGGGAGCCCTGATGCCCGTAACGATTGTGACCTCGAGAATCTGCCGATGTGGCTGTGGTCGGCGTTTCACTCCCAATCCAAAGCGCCCCGGCACCGAGTATTGCTACGGTCACAAGCCAAAGGTCGCTGCGCCGTCAGGGCCGACGCCCACACCCCAGCGCGACAAAGAGCGCGATCTCCGCGTCTACCGCCTTACGACCGCCACCTTTCGGCGTGAGCTCTCCACGCTCAACGTAGAAATCGAGGGCTTTGACGCGGAGATCGATCTGGCGCGGAAGATGCTGACAGCGGCTCAAGAGAGGAAGGATCGGGCGGTCGACCGCCACTTGGTGGTAAGCACGGCAGTTGAAACCCTCGAGGCCCTTATCGCCGGGCGATCTCTCGCGAGCCTGGTCGGCGCTGTGGAGGCGACCTGATGCTCGCTCGGTTCATTCTCTGGCTGATCCGCCGGTTCCCGATTCTGAGCGCCGACTACCGCGCGCGGCGGGTGAAGCGCAGGCAGATCTGCCCAGCGTGCGGCAATTCCGAGAAAGTCATAATTCGGTGCGACTCTTCCACAGGCCAGGTGGTCGTACAATGTCCGACCTGCCTTGCGATGTGGGCTTATAATCCAGTCGTGCGACCGGACGTGTGGGCAAAACTGCCCAAAGTGGAGGAGTAGCCAATGTCAGAAGAGCACGTGCTCGTCAGGATTGAACGTCTCTTTCAGCAACTTCTCTGCGAGGTCCGCGCCATCCGGCGTGAGGTCGCGCCTCACAACTTTTCGCTGCAACTCACTCTGTATACAGGAGATGGTATGTCCTCACAAGTACTTCCAATCACGAGTATCGCCCTCGGCGGCAACGCGCAGCTCGTTGCCCAGCTTCTGGAAAGCGGCGCGCCCTACGTGGCGCCGGCAGGAGCCGCACCCTACACCTTCGCGCCCACGATCAGTTCGAGCGACGCGAACGTCACCAGCGCACCGGCAACGGTCGATGTGACGGGCGGGGCAGTTCCCCTCGCACAGCAGTTCCTGCTTACGGACTCGGCCAATGACACCGTCGGCGCAGTTGACGCCATCACGGTTTCGGCTGTAGCTCCGGACGGCACCACGGTGACCGAGACGATCAACGTCGGCGTCGGCCCCGCGGTCCCTGTGAACACGTTCGGCCTTTCGTTGGCTCTCTATCCAGCGCCAGGCTCCGGCCCGGTCGGACTTCGCCATGGACAGACCCAGGCGCAACTCGATGCCGCATCTGCCCGTGTTGGCCAGGTCAATGATGGCCGCACCCAGGCGGACATCGATGCAGACAACCGGGTTGCCAGCGGTGGCCGCACCCAAACGGAAATCGACCAAGCCAATCGCGTTGCTGCAACCCGCGGCGTTCGGTAGAAAAGGTAGCTGACCGCGCGCAATAGGAGGAGACCGGAGAGATGGGCACCAGCCTCATTAAGACGATCGCCGATGCTTTCTCTCCGGTTTTCCGTCCAGCGGGAAACCTCATCGAGGGTGTAACGCCCGGCTCCTGGGCAAGCCCTCAGAACCCCATCCGACCCACGCTGCAGCTCGGCACCGGCATCCGGCAGTGGGATTTCACGCCTGGCATCAACCTCCAGTTCACCCCCCGCGGCGACGTCGCGATCAAGTTCCCGCAACTTTGGAACGTCTCTAATTCCTTCGATCTCTGCCGGCTGATGATCGAGACCAGGAAGGACCAGATCGTCAATCGGCCTTGGGTTATCCGCGTCAAACCGCAGCTCGGCGAGACGAAGAAGACTGCGGCTGATCGGCAGACGAAGAACCCCAACATCGCCAAGGTCACAAATCTGCTCCGCTTCCCCGACGGCGTGCATAGCTTCGACCTGTGGATACGGATGTGGCTCGAGCAGCTCCTGGTCTTTGACGCTCCCTGCATCTATCCCATCAAGTCGATCGGCGGCGACGTGCTGTCTTTGCGCCTGGTCTCTGGCGCCACCATCACACCCCTGCTCGACCAGTTCGGTTTCGTTCCCGAGCCTCCGTCGCCGGCCTACCAGCAGATCATCCTCGGGATCCCGACGGCGAACGTTGCGGCCACGGGCACCGAGAAGAAGTACTCGGTCGACGAACTGATCTACTCGCCCCGGAATCCGCGGGTTGACTCACGCTGGGGCTTCGGCCCCGTCGAGCAGATCATCACGACGCTCACGATCGGCGCCAACTGGCAGCAGACCATCAAACTCGATTTCACTTCAGGCAACGTGCCTCGCGCATTTGTTCCGGCTCCAGAAGGATGGACAAGTCAGCAGATCAAGGATCACCAGAAGTGGCTCGACTCTATGCTGGCTGGCAACTTGGCGATGAAGCGGAGAATGATCCTCATCCCCGACGGCAAGCACAATGCACAGTTTTCGCCCCATGAAGTACTCATCGATCCGGTGATCAACGAATATCTCGTTCGCGTAGTGGCCTTTGCTTTCTCTATCTCGCCACAGAACATGCTCAAACAGGTTAACCGGGGCACGGCGAAAGAATCCTCTGATGTGGCTCAGATCGAGGGGCTTGAGCCCTACCTGAAGCACATCGAGAACGTGATGAACGGCCAGGTGATCGAGCGGCAGATGAAGCTCGACGACGTGGAATTCGCGTACCTCGACGAGCGGGAAATGGATCCCGTGAAGCAGGCCCAGGTTGACACGCTCTATCTCAAAGCCTGCGCTTACAGCGTGAACGAGATCCGCGAGGCCCGTGGCGACGACCCCCGGTCCGAGCCCCAGGCTAATGAGCTCGGGAGCATGACTACTACCGGGTGGATGTCCATCTCAGACAAGCCGGCCGCTGGGTCCGAGGACGAACCCCCGATCGGTGGGCGGCCGAAACCGGCGAAGGTCAAGAAAATTGCCAGTCTGAAGGCCCGCGCGGGCGACCTCACTCCCCACAGCCGGCAGGCTCGGAACGACTTCGCGCGCCAGCTAAAGAAGTTCCTGGCTGACCAGAAGGCGAGGGTCTCGAGCAAGGCCGCGCAGGAGTTCGGTGTCGCGAAAGCGAGTGTGGCACGTGGAACGCTTTTGAAGGACACCGACGACCGCGATCGCCGGGCTGCCGAGATCATCGCCCTGCTCGGCTGGGATTACGAGACGCTCTACGGGCTCTCGGCTCCCTATTTTGAGATCGCAGCGGAGGAAGGCGTTCACGCGGGTGCTTACCAGGTTGCGTCTAACCTTGGGGCATCGCTCCCCGGCACCATCGCCGAAGCGATGCCCAAGGCGAAGCGGGCGGCCGACGAGCGCGCTGCCGAGATGGTCGGCTACGACCTCGAGGACGATGGCACGCTCACCGAGGCCACCGCGCCGGCCTGGGCGATCTCGACGACGGCGAAGGATAGCGTTCTAACCACTCTGAAGCAGGCGATCGCGGAGGACTGGACGCCCCAGCAGCTCGAGGCCGTGCTCCAGGCCAGCGTGGTCTGGACCCCCGAGCACGGCGATCTGATCGCCGACAACGAGATCGCCAGGCAGCAGACTTTTGGCCATCTGAATGCCTGGCTTGCTTCGGGAATGGTTCTTGAGTACCAGTGGACGGTCATGGACCTCGGGTGCTGCCCACTCTGCGCCAGCTTTGCGCTGCTGGGTCCGGTAAAGGTCGGCTACGAGTTCGCCCCGATGATTTATGCGCCTGGTGCGCATCCTGCCTGCCGTTGCTGGCTGACCGTGACGAAAATCGCCGGAGAGGACTAATGGAACACGCACAGCTGTGGCTTTGCGGTCAATGGCGCGGCGACGAGGAGTGGGAGTTTCAAGGTATCTTCTCGTCTCGTGATCTGGCCGTCGCGGCTTGCCTAAATGAGAATTACTTCATCACTCCCTGCTATCTCGACGCTTCACGCCCATACGATCAGCGTGGGCTGCCGAACTGTGAATTTCCCTATCGGAAAGGACGATAGATGGCTGCTTCCAAAGCCCCGCACGTTGTAGAAACCTGTCTGGTCAAGGATGTTGAGACCACCATCGATGGTCTCGCGGCCGACTATGAGCTCCAGGCTATGAGTTCCCACCAGGTTGGCTCCGGTTTCGGCGCGTACGTCGAGGCGCTCCTGGTATTTCGCCTGCTACCCTCAGCGCAAACGACCGGGAAATCAAACGGCAACCGCCCGGGCCATAGAGGCCCCGGCGCCTTCGCAAAAAAAGATCGTTGACATGAGCCATGCGATACAACAGCCGATGGAACCTATAGAAAATAAACAAGAAAAGCTCGCGCTCACTTTCAACGACGACGGCTCGATTGATCCCGCCCAGCTCGAGGGCATGCCCCAGGAACTGGTCGACAAGGTCACTGATCCTGAGTTCCAGGTTCGTGCCCGGGAGTACATCGCTGCGGAGAAGGCGCGGGCTTCCTTCCAGCGTGGCGCCTCGCAGATCAGGGCGGCCGCCCGTACCGAGCATGCTGGCCGGCGCCCTAAAGGGATCAGCGGACGGCAACGGAAGAAGTTGCGGAAATTGGCCAGAAAACTGCCCATGTTAGGATTTACTTCGAGCCAGGAGGGCATCCGAAATGCAGCAGATCAACTTCAAAACCGCCAACCCCCAGCAGCCCGGTGACCGTCTTTCCGCGATTCAGACAGCCGTTTATCTGGACGAGGTCAACCATCACGCGGCGGCCCTCTATGTCACTGCCGGCGCGATCGTGCACGGCGGGAAAGCCTTTTTGAGGATTGGCGCCCCTGTCGAAATGACGCTCGCCCAGCCGGCTCGCGGTCCTCAGATGGAAAACGGAAGCGACGGCGCGACCATGAAGATCATCGCCCTCGACGCCTTTGCTTACACCCTGAAAACGGCCCCCAACGGCATCAATGGCGTCGCCGATACGGTCATTTTCGGCGGTAGCGCTGGCGACTCGATCACGCTTGACGCCTTCGGTGGCGTCTGGTACGTGGACGAGGATGGTCTTGGCGGGCCCGCGTTGTCTGCGGCTCCTGTCGTCTCCAAGGCCACCGCGAAGCCAGCGGTTGCTGTTGGCGTCAAGACCGGCAACGCCACAGTTCCGTTCGGTGGTTTCGTTGGCCGTCGATAGGGCACGGATTCACAGAGTAGGCCTGTCCGAGGTGTAACGTGGGAAACCTCTCGAATTTGCTGAAAAACCCGTCAACACAGAATGAAACCGTGGCGGCGTGGTCAGCCTGATCTGGGACGGAGCAGGCTGGTGGCTCCTGGAGTACTCGCAATGAAGCTCTCGAAATTTGTACCGCTAGTGAAGATGGAAGAGCAGACCGATGGCTCCATTAACGTCTTTGGAGTGGTCACCGCCGAGCAGCCGGACCTCGAGAACGAGGTCTGCGATTACGAGGGCACGAAGCCGTTCTACCAAGCCAAGGTCACCAGCATGTTCAAACTCACGTCGGCTGTCGAGGGCATGGAGCCCTCGATCATGCCGATGCGGGAAATGCACCAGCTGATCGCGATCGGAGCCGGCCGGACCATCGAGTTCGACGACGCGAACAAGACCATCAAAATGGGCTTTAACGTGGTCGAGCCTGTCGCCATCCAGAAGTTTAAAAAGGGCGTCCTGATCGGCTTCTCGCAGGGCGGCGACTACGTGGGCGAGCTCCTGCCGGACCCGGTGCACAAGGGTTGCCGGCGCTACATCGCGGATCCTGCCGAGGTCTCGGCTGTCGACTCTCCCTGCCTGCCATCCGCCCTGGTCGAAACCATGAAGGGGCGGACGGTCGAACTCAGGAAGTCGAACGGCACGACTGAAGCCGTGCCCCTGCAGATGCCCGACCCCAGCACGCAGCGCCTCAATAAAATCGAGGGCGCGGTCAACCAACTGTCGCTTTTGTTCAAGCGGGAATTCTCAAACGAAGAGCGTCAACGCCTGGTCACGACCGGCGCTGCCATGGCGGATGGTTCGTTCCCGATCGAGAGCGAGGAAGATCTGTCGACGGCCGTTAAGGCCCAGGGTCAGGCCAAGGACAAGACCGCGGCAAAGAAGCACATCGTCTCCCGGGCGAAGGCTTTAGGGCTCATGCGCTTGGTCCCGGCGGACTGGACGTCAGAGGCGGATAAGGCCGCCATCACGAGGGCCTGTGCTAAGATCGCTTTGAAAAAGGGGCTGTACGAGGTCGGCTGGCTGGCCGAAATCGTCGAGGGCTTAAATTGGCTCTGTCTCAACACTGAATTTGAGCGCGATTTCGAGGACGATGGCAGCAAGGTTCCCGATAAATTGCGCGAGGCGTGGCTCGAGCTCCTGGCGCAGTTAAAGGCCATGGTGATCGAGGAAGCAGACGAAGCGGCCGCGGCGGGCGGCAAAGGAGCAAAGGCGATGAAAATCACCGATCAGGCTGGTCTCACCAGGGCGGCGAAATCGATTTCCGACCATCTCGACAAGCACATGGAGATGCACAAAGCTCACCACGAAAAGCTCGAGAGCACGCTCTCGAAAGACCACCCGCTCGTGAAGAGCTCGCAGGCCATGATGGATCACTGCGAGAAATGCCAGAAGGCCGCCAAGGAAGCCGGCGCTGGCGAAGAGCCCGAGGGCGACGCGGCCGAGAAGGCTGCCAAGGCCGCCGCCGATGTGGCTGCAAAGGCCGCCGCTGATGCCGCCGTTCTGGCTGCCGACCCGATCACCAAGGCGGTTACCGCTGCCCTGGCTCCGGTCCTTGCCAAAGTTGATGCGCTCGAGAAGAAGATTGCGACGACTCCGGCTCCGGTTGCCATCCCGCACACCGGCGCTGGCGAAATGGGCAAGGGGCTCACGGTCGATCAGACGTTCGGCGAGCTCATCGCAAAGTAAGGTTTCAGCAGGACGCGCTCTCCCAGCGCGAGTTCAAAATCCAGGCCGCCGGTAGAGGAGATCTCCATGCACCCTTCTTCGGTGGCTGATGGTCACAATGGCATTTCGCAGGCGCAGTTCGCTCAACTGATCTCAAAGACCGACATGCAAAAGATCGAGCGCATGGTCTCGGAGAACGGTGCCGACGCCTGGCGCCGGTTCGTGAAGATGCACGGAAAGTCGTTGGCCAAGGAGTCGACGACCGTGGGCATCACCACGGGCCTGGGCTTGAACTTCATCGATCTCCGGGCGCCGGCGTACATGCTGGACCCGATCTTCTCGCACATCCGGAACACCACGCCGCGGTGGGATAAGGTGAACGCCGGTTACGGCGTGCAGCCGCAGTGGAAGGCGGTAGTCGCAATCGACGCCGCACAGCAGTTCCCGGGCGTTTCCGAGGGCAACACGAACTCGAACGGCAGCTTCTCCCTGCTGAATTTCAGCTCGCCTTACGTGACGCTCGGCACCGACGACTTCGTGACTTACGAATCGATTTCGGCGTCCGAGGGCTACGAGGACGCGCTGGGCGACGGTAAGATGTGGCAGCTCCTGCGCTTCATTCGCCAGCAGGAGCGCAGCTACCTGGGCGGGGCCGGAACCACGGCCTCGAATGGGGCTCTCCAGATCACGACCACGACCACTCCGGTCGGCGTGCTTTCCGCGCTCAACAATGCGAAATACGTCCTCGGCGTTCTTCCCGTCGGCGCCTACGCCGCGGCTTACGCTGTGGCCTTGAATTACCGGGCGGCGATCAATCCGAACAACACGGTCGCGGCCGGAATCGTCACGCAGTACTTGCGCACCAACGCCGACGGATCCTCGGACGTGATCAATGGCGGCACAGCGATCGTCTCCGCGGCCTCGAACGTGGTTGGTCCGACGGTCAATGGAACGAAGACGGTTACCTTCTCTTGCACGCCGCAGGCTGGCGCCTGGGGCTATGCCTGGTTTGTCGAGATCAACGCGACCACGACCTTTTCGCCGAGCGCGGCTTCGGCGAAGCTCACGGCCATCACGGTGGGTCAGTCGTGGGTCAACATCTACGGGCAGACCCAGGGCACGCAGACCGCGGCCTATGCCGGCTCGGGCGGCTATGCCGGCTTCGCGACCGACCTGTCGACGAACGCACTTGACATGGACGGCATGCTCACCATCGCCTCGAACTCGGCTTACACGACGGGTCTTCCAACGCCGGTGTTCGCGATCAACAGCTTTGGAACGGCGGTGGGCACGCAGGGTTGGAACAACCACGGCGCCGGGCTTACGAACGGCGGCCTGGTGGGATCGATCGTCGAGATCGACTCGGTTCTCTTCCAGATCCAGCAGGCGGCTCTCACCGGCCCGACGAGGATCTACCTGTCAACGGACCAAGTGCCAGCCTTCCGGTCGGCCTTCATGGTCGGCTCCTCGAGCTCGACGGCGATCAACTATTTCTTCCCGAACGGTGGCGGAACGGCCGACGGATCCGGGATCGCGATCAATGGCCGGGTGGCTCAGTACCACAACATCTTCGGCCTGCCTGGTGGCGAGTTTGTCGACGTGATCCAGCATCCATACCTGCCTGCTGGCACGATCCTGTTCGACGTCGACAGGCTGCAGGAGACCTATGCGAACTCCCGGATGGGCGAAACGCGCGGCGTCTTTGTGCGGCGCGACACCTACGGCATCGAGTTCGCGCAGACCAGCCGCAAGTATCCCTTCGGCGTGTTCTCTGAAGAGGTGTTTGCGGTCAAAACGCCGAACCTGATCGCGTTTCTCACCGGCCTCGGCAAGTTCGGCGACACCTACGTGTTTTAACGAACGGAGGAGCGTTGCCACCGGCGCGACGCAAATCCAGGCCAGGGGGTTGGGAGACCTCCTGGCCACCCTTTCATCAGGTGAGTGATGGGCGCCAACATAATCGACCTCACGACCGTCGCGGCAGTGAACGCCATCTTGAGCCAGGGTTCAGCGATCGATTCGGCCATCATCCAGGCCGAAATCACCGCCTATTCGCAAAACATCCTCACCCGCACCGGCCGCGGGTTCCTTTCCGGCGTGCGCGCCTATAGCGAGCGTTACAACGGGAATGGCTCGTATGAACTGCCGGTCCGGAACTACCCCATCCTTTCGATCCAATCGGTCATGGTGAACGGGATCGCCATCCCGGCTACCCCGGATTACCGCAAGTCTGGCTACGTGATCGACACCGAGGGCTCGATCTGCAACATCGCCCTGATCTCGGGCGGCGCCGGCGATGGCTCCGGCTACCCCGACGATCGCTGGGGAGTCCGGCCTGGTGGCTGGGGATCTTACGGCAATGCGCCGCCCCTGGGCTATTCGCCCTACCGCTTCTCGCAGGGCATCCAGAACGTCGCGGTGGCTTACACCGCCGGCTACACCATCGGGGTTCCGGCCGAGGTTCAAACGGTCCCGGCCACCCCTGGGCCGTACACGGTGACCGTCGCCAACGCCGCGACCTTCTATGCCGATAACGGTGTGATGCTCGCGAACGGGACGCCCCTGGTCTCAAGCGGGGCCTCAGCGCCCTCTCCTGGGCAGTACCAGCCCCCGCAGGCCGGCGTGCTGCCCGCAGGGGTCTACACCTTCAACGCGGCCCAGCAGGCCGCCTCTGTGCTCCTGGCGTACGCCTATGGCGCGGCACCCTTCGACCTGCAGGAGGCTTGCGGCCGTCTGGTGGCCGAAATGTATCGAAAACGGTCCTGGATCGGGCAAAGTTCCCAGGTCCAGCCCAGCGTCGGGACGACGGCCTACTCGCGGCTCGAGGTCGAAATCGGCACCGCCATGACCATCGAGCGGTATAAGATGAGGTTCCTGTCTTGAAATTGGTCCACCTTGAACCTCAATTCGTTCAGTACTTTGAGGATGAGATTGGACGATATCTTCGCCATGTGCCAGATTTGGGCCACGCGCACGGCGTCCAGTTTCTATGTCCTTCCTGCTTCGTACGGAACGGGGGCGCGGTCGGCACTCACTTGATAGAGGTCACGTTTAGCGATCGCGGCGTGCGAGACGACCAAGGCAGCCACGGTCGTACTGGCGCGCCGAGCAGATGGACGGTTTCGGGTACCGGCTTCGCCAATCTGACGCTGAAACCGTCCGTGCAGATTGATCCTGCGAAGCCGGCTTGCGATGGCTGGCATGGGTTTGTGACCAACGGGGAAGTGGCATGATCCTTCGCTTCACGATCAACAGCGACGTGGTCGCTGGCGAGCTCGCCGCCAAGGGCGACGCCGTGATCGACGCGCTCGCCGAGGCGATGAACCTGGCCGGCGAATCGCTATACGAGGCGATCATGTACAACATGAACGGCGGCATCATCAAAAGCCGCACCGGCCTGCTGGCCTCTTCGGTGCAACTCCTGCCGGTCACGCGCGACGGGCCCGTTGTTTCAGTCGCGGCCGAGATCCCCGATGACGGCTCTTTCGAGCACCTGGTGGGCATGGTCCTCGAGTTTGGGGGCACGCATGCTTATGAGATCGTGCCCCTAATGGATCGGTTCGCCGAGTTCCTGGGCCCCAGCCGGGAGTTCGGCAAAGAGTCTATGTTTTCAGCCGAGGAATCGATCGCGCTGGCCGAGGGGCGCCTGCCGCGGTCGCTGGCCTGGATCGGGGAAGGCGGGGGAATGGTGTTTGCGAAACGGGTCAACCATCCGCCATCGAAGGAATTCGCTTACATGCGCACTTCGCTCGGCCAGGTGGAGCAGACGGTGCGCTTCCAGATCGTCGAGACTCTTGCCGCGGTGCTGGTCGCGTAGAATGGCTGCGAGGAACCCATGCAGATCACGGCCTACGATATCGCCGTCCCGGTCGGCCAGGACAATCAATACCGATTCAGCATGGATCCCGGAAAGGTGGTCGCTGCGCTCCAGGAAGTGATCGCCGGCATCGAGTTTGGTAAGTTGCTGGTGCAGAGGGCGACCTTTGAAACCGCCGCCGTGCAGGACGAGTACGCAATGACCTACGTTCACCTCGCGTTTCACGAGAAGCAATGATGATAGCCACCGAGACGATCTTCCAAAATCTGTATAACCTGCTCTCGCAGACGAAGCTGCTCACCGGCGGTGTCCCGACAGGTCCGGCGGTTTTCATCAACGATCCCGCCACCGGGCGCCGTATTCCCCAGCGCGACGCCATTACCCCGGCGGTCCTTCCTGGGATCTGGCAAATTGAGGTTGAGCAGGACGTTTTAGAGCACGCGATCGCGCTGCCGAAATATGAGCTCCACTGCCTGGCTGTCGTCATGTGCGAGATCACCGGCGGCCAGAATGCGATCGCCTCGACGCTCCTAAACAACCTGCGCGACGCCGTGCTCTACCAGATGCAGCAGCAGACCCTGAAGGCGGACGGCACGACCGTGATCCCGCTTCTCGGCGGCCAGCCGCAGACGCTCGGCAGGGTTGTGTATCATGCAAGAGTAAAGGGGCGCATCCTCGTAAACGAGGGTCTGCAGAATAATCGGAGCGCCCTGGTATTTCCGATCTCGATTTTGAGTGGGCAATAGAATGGATCTGTACCGCGCTCTCCCAGCGCGCGAAATCACAACTCGCCGGCGAAGGAGTTCATCATGCAGCTTCCCGGCTTGCAATTCGGCTCAGGCTACGCCCTCTGCACCCCGCAGACCACCTCCGGCAACCCGGCCCCCAATCCCACCCCGCTCGCTATCGGCGTGCTGCAAAATGTCAAGTTGACGCTCGGCGCCGAGATCAAGACGCTCTTCGGTCAAAGCCAGTGGGCGGTCGACTCGGCCGTCGGAAAGCGAACGATCAAGGGCTCTTTCGAGTTCGCGCAGATCTCGAACGAGCTCATGAGTCAGCTCTTCCTGGGCGACGGAACGACCCAGGGCGTGGAGCAGACGACGGCCTTTCCGGGCGAGCTCCAGCAGATCCCCTCCGGCGCCACGCCCTCGGTCCAGGTGACGAATCATGCCAGCTTCACGGCGGATTTCGGCGTCACCTTCCAGGCGAACGGCGCGCCGCTCAAGAAAGTGCCAGGCGTCGCGGCCTCGGGCACGGCAACGGTCGGCGCCGTGAGCGACGGCGATTTTGTGACCATCAACGCGACCGAATACAAGTTCATGACCACGCCGGTCAGCGGCGGCGGCATCATCGGGCTGCCAATCCTCGGCACCGCGGCTCTCAATGCCGCCGAACTGGCGTCGGCAATCGATGCCAACGATCCGGCCGTCACGGCGACGAATGTGACCGGCAGCGCGGTGGTGACGATCACTGCCGCGCTCGCCGGCGCCAGCGGAAACTCGATCGTCTTGACGACCAGCAGCGCCGATATCGCCGTCTCGGGTGCCGGTCATCTCGCCAGTGGCGCCACGGGCATCACGGCCGCGGGGCAGTACTTCGTCGACGCCTCCTCGGGCACCTACTATTTCTTCTCGACCGACGGGCTGAAGCAGGTGCTGATCAATTACACCTGGGCTACCAGCACCCTGGGCTCGACGCTCACCGTGCAGTCGCACTCCATGGGTTACGGCCCGATCATCGGTTTGAACCTGGTGCTCCCATACGAGGGCGGCGGGATCGGCTTCTACGTCCCGAACGTGCGCCTGGGCAAGATCGACGGGGCCACCAAGCTCGACGACTACGCCATGTACACGGCGGACTTCGAGGGCTTTGCCGGCGCGAACGGCGTGCCGTTCGTTTCATATCAAGCGTATTGATCTTTTCTGCGATAGAATTGGCGCATGAAAAAGCCGGTTCTCATCGAAGGTCAGGAAGTCACGCTCGCCACCATCACGGTCGGCGACCTCGAAACAGTTGATCTGAGCGCGAAGACGGGGCGGAAGTTCAACATCGCCATGATCGCCGCCTCGATCCTTGCAGCAGGCGACCAGGAGCGCGGCACCGAGGCCTGGGTGCGCACGGTGCACGCCTTTGACCCCGAAGGCGGCGACGCCCCCTTTCAGCTCCTGCTCGAGGCAGCCAACGAGGTCAACGGGTTTAAGAAACTGGTGGCGGAAAAAAACGCCCCGGTGCCGGCAGCACCGGCGGCCGGGTAGACATTCAGTACATCTTTGGCTCGCTTGCGCGCTGGCACGGCATCCCGCCGGACCGTGCGCGCCAGCTCCTGCTCACCGACTTTTGGATGCTCGACGCATTCATGACGGTCCACCCGCCGGCCGACATCCTGGTCGCTGCCTACCTCGGCTACAAGGGCCCGGGGCGCGAAGGTAAAAGGGGAAAGCCGTCGATGCGGGAGGCTGCTAGGATAAATTCGGAAGCGCTGGCGAACATGCCGCCACGGCGGAACGTGAAGAAGCTGGCCGAAATGCCGGCGTTCCTGCGCACGCCGGAGCAGCTCAAAATGATTGCGGATATGGAGCGGGAATGGAAGAACTCCGGGTAGTCATTACGGCCGATGCTTCAGGCGTAGGGCCAGGGGTTGCCGAAGCCACCGCAGCCGTCCAGGCGTCTGCCGAGCAGATCGCCGCCGCCCAGGCCAAGGCCACCGCCGCAACCAAGGCTCTCACCGCAGCCCAGGTCCAGCTCGGCGCCGCCGCTGAAGGTGGCTCGACCGCAGCCGCCGCGATCATCGCCCAATACTCCGAAGCCAGCGCGCAGGCCGCGGCCGCCGTTGAGGCCCTTACAGCCAGCCAGGAACTCAATACAGCGTCGACCCTAAAGAACGCCGCCGCCCAGGAAGTCGACACCAAGGTCACTTACAACCGGATGGAAGCGATGGGCACCGCGCGCGTCGCCATGGGAGCCATGGACGGTTCGATGGGCATGATGGCCGGAGGCATGGCCCGGCTCGCGGCGGGCTCCTCGGTACTCGGGCCCATGCTCTCGAGCATGGTTCCTGTTGCAATCTTCGCGGCCGGCGTGTTCCTGCTTTACGACCTGGGCGAGGCCATCTATAAAGCTTTCGACATGGGCGGTGACGGCGCGCGCGAGTTCCAGGCAAAGCTCGCCGAACTTGACGGATCCTACCGCACCCTGATCGATGAGACCTCTCTCGAGGCCGACAAAATCGAGGCGGCGAACGCGAAGCTCGAGCACATGCCGAACCCCAACGCCATGAAGGAAGCGATTGATCAGGCCCTGGTCGACGCTGACAAAATGGATGCCAAGCTCGCGGGTCTCATCCAGAAAGAAGAGGGCCTGATCAAAATGCAGTCGATCGCCGGATCGACCACCCAGCAGGTTCTCGGTATTGCCCCTGGGTCGAAAGAAGAAATCGCGGATCTGCAGCAGCATTCGATCTGGATGGAGAAGGCGGTCTCGCTCGAGCAGCAACTGGGCGAGTCCAAAAGCTTCACGGCGGTCGAACAGGGCAAGCTGACCGAACTTCAAAAGAAGCAGGCCGAGTACGAGGCCGCGACCCGTGGTCTCTCCGGCAATGCTCAAGAGGACTCGTTCCTTGCCCGGAAAATCCAGGCGGCCGAGATCATTCTGGCTGACACACAGAAGGAAACGATCTCGATCCAAGAGCAGATTCGCCTGCGTGACGCCCAGCAGACGCACGAGCAGTTGACCGGTGCTGGGAAGGGCGGCCGTGGCAAAGCTACGTCTGACAACATGCCAGAGCAAATTGCCCACGCCCGGATCGAAGCCATGCATGCGGCCGACGCCCAGCTGCCCGTCGAGCAGGAAATCATTGCGGCGATGGACAAGCAAGTCGAGCTCAATAACTTGAAGGCGAACACCTCGAAGGAGGGGACGGCCGCCGAACGCGAGACGCTTCGCGTGCTGGAGAACCAACTGGCCCTTTCGAAGGCCAAGGAGCAGATAGACACGCTCGGCAAGAATCGCCTCAATGTCACCTTCGAGGCCCAGCAGAAGGAGGACGAGGCGGCGCGCAAGCGCCAGGAGGAACAGGCTCGCGCGCAGCTTGAGGAAACGAACCGGGTTCGGGAAGAGACAATATCGGCCGGGCGCGAGACGGCCGCGGCTCTGATCGAGGCGGCAAACCAGGAATTCGAACGCACCCAGCTCGAGATTCGCGGCCAGGAGGAACTCGGCCGGATCTCGCACCGGGTCGCCGAGCAGCGTCTGCTCGACGCGCTGAGGCTCCGCGAGGCGACGACCCAGGGCGCACTCAAAACCGAGCAGGGTCTTTTTAACCCGGTCGCTGGCCAGAAAGAAGCGATCGAGTACAAAAAGCTCGAGGACCAAATGACGAAGGAGGCCCAGCGCGCCGCCCTCGAGCGGGAACGGATCGTCCAGCAGGAAGCGACCAAAATGGAGCAGGTCTACAAAAGGGTCGCGACCGAGTTCAATAGCGATTTCACGCGGGCTTTCAACGAGTGGGCGACCAAGTCCAAGACCGCTGGGCAGGCCTTCGGCAAGATGCTGGGTGACATGGAGCTCCAGGTCATCGACTTCGTGGCAAAGTCGGTGCTCGAACACGCCGAAATGTGGATTGAACTAAAAATAATGAACGCGCTGGGCGTCGAAACGATGGAAACGCAGAACGCCGTGGCCAATATGAAAGCGGTCACACAAGATGCAAAAACTGCCGCTGCAAACGCCTACAAATGGGCTAGTTCATGGGGTGGGCCACCGGCCGGAGCGATCGCCGCCGCTGTGGCCTTCACGGCTGTCGAGGCATTTGGGACTTTCGACACTGGCGGCATGATGCCGCATATGGGGATGGCATTCAACACCTCCGGCAGCGTAGAGCGGGTGCTTTCGCCCTCGCAGACTTCGAACTTCGAGAGCCTGGTTAACAACGGAGGCAGCCGGTCCGCGCACCTCCACCAGACCAACAATTTCGGCGGCGGCGTTAGCGAAAAGATGCTCGCCGACCACACCGCAAAGACCATGAACAAGCTGCGCTCTATGATTAGGCCGGAGGCACTCGCGTGAGCCTGCCCATCTTTCCGAGCCTTCCTGGGCTCACTTTCACGACCCTGAAAACGCCGAAATTCGACACACTCATTGAATCCGGCGCCAACGGCTACGAGGTCCGCCTGCCACAGTACTCTAATCCGGTCTGGACTTGGCAATTGATTTTTGATTTCTTGCACGATTTCTTTTGGGGCAGCTTCGAGACGGTGAGCGAGCTCCGGACCCTGATGGGTTTTTTCAACGACCAATACGGCAGCGCCGCGGCGTTCCTCTACACGGATCCAGACGACAATTATGTCGGCCCGGCGCTCGTCTCCGGCGAGCCGAACATCCCCCTGGCGCAGTTGGCCCTGGTCTCGGACGGCGCCGGCAATTACTACTCGCCGGTGCAGCGCACGCTCGACGGCGGCGGCTACGAGGACGTCACGGATCTCAACGGTGCGATCGCGGTCTACCGCGACGGGACGCTGGCCACCGCCGGCTCTGGCGCCAATCAGTACGCGCTCGAGGGGCCAGGGCTTGCCATCCCTGGTTACTCCTGGCTGGGGATGGTGCTCAAGTGGGGGCCTGGCGCAGCCTCCTGGGCTGGCACACACGCCTTCGCCCTCAATGCGACGATCATTGACCCGGCCGGCCACATCCAGAAGGCGACGGGTCGCGCCTGGTCCGCGCTCGCCGTGGTTGCTCTTGGCTACGAGATCATCGATCCAGCCGGTCACGTGCAGAAGATCACGACGGCGGGCACGCTGGGCGCGACCATCCCGACCTTCAATGATTCAGGTGGCACCACGAATGACGGCAGCGGTGGCACGATGGCCGTCTGGACCGATCAGGGCAGCGCCGGCGGCAACGCTGGCACGTCTGGCGCCGCTATTCCCACATTCAACGACACCGGCGGCGCCACGTCCGACGGCACCGGCACGCTGGTCTGGGAAGACCAGGGCTATTACGCCGGGCCCGCGGCGCCGGTCACCGCACAGTTTCACTTCTATTTCAGGGTTCGGTTCGATGCCGACTCGCAAGACTTCGAGAAGTTCGCCGGCATCGGCTCCTCGGCTGGCCAACCACCAGATGGGCAAGGGGGAGGGTACTGGACAATCGGCGGAAGCGAGTCACAAAACGGCGCCGGGACGCTGGTGCTGCGCACCGCAAGGCCGGTGCCACTGTGAGGCGCGTGATCTCGGGCGATGGCAGCGACTCGACGGTCGCAACGCAAAGCTACCTGAATTCGACCGATCGGCCGATCCTGCGCGATCTCTACATCATCGGGACGCCCGAGGATCCAAAGGCGCTCTATCTGACCAATCACGAAGCGCCCGTGCTCTACAGCCCCTACGGCATGTTTTGGCCGGCCGTCGTGAAGCGCGCCGGGGTCGAAGCCAAGATCGGGCTTGACGCGCAGGCTCTCGCGATCACCTGGTCGCCTGGTGCAAGTGCGCAGGCGTCCAAGACCTCGAGCACGTCGACGGCGTCTCCCTACCAGCTCGCAGCGCAGCACTTCTATGACAACTGGCCGGTGCTGATCCTCCGGTGCTTCATGCCCACGCCCGGTGACGCCGATACCCTTGGCTGCGCGGTGTGGTTTGGTGGCCGGGTGCAGAACTGCAAGGTGGGCAGGAATTCGCTCATTTTCAACACTAAGAGCTACATCGACGTCTTGAAGCAAAAGGTGCCATCGACCGTGGTCGAGGTTACGAACACCTTAGCGTCGACGGCCGCGGTTACACCGCCTGCCGGCGACGCATCGGTTCCCATTTTCAACTGCATTCGGCCGTCGACCGAGACCTACATCGTCGCCGACTGCCTCTCACCGGTCGCTAACAAGATTTATTCTGGCAATGAATTCTCGGGCGGTTACATGGTCTTTTTGTCGGGGCCCGGGGCGACGCTCGCTGGCGCCTGGTCGGCGATCGGTCAGAATGGGCGCTGGGAGGACGGCAACGGCAACTGGCACTCTGAATTTACGCTCTACTCGCCGTTGCCCTGGCCACCGACGCCAGGCCTCGACACGTTCTACGTATCGACCACACCGCCCTTGAATCTCGACGACGAGGGCTACTATGGCTTCCCGTTCGTGCCGTTGCCCCAGGCGGCTGTCTGATGACGCGCGCCGAGGCCGTTCTGGTTGCGCGTTCATACGATCGGACGCCATACATCCTGGGTGCGCGCAGCAAAGGCATCGGCGTCGACTGCGCCACTCTGCTCGGCTGCTACCTGATCGAGATCGGCGCGGCTTCTCAGGATCTCTGGAAAAGCCTCACGCCCTATTCGCACGACTGGTTTCTTCACGATTCGAACGAGCGCTACCTGCGCGGGCTGGTGCGCTTCGGCTTCGCGGCTGCCGACGACCTTTGCCGGACGGACGCAAAGGCCCAGCCGGGCGACATCGTGCTTTTTCGGTGTCTGAGCAGCAAGGTATTCAACCACGGTGCGATCGTGACCACGTGGCCGTACGGGATCCACGCCGAGGTGCACGGGGTGCGCGAGGCGAATCTCACCGCGCACCGGCTCACCGCCTATAGGCCAATGGAGGTCTTCGACCCGTTCGCTAAGATGGAAGTCGAACCATGACCGTCACCTTCAAAAATCAGGGCGCGCAGCGACCGACTGCCTTTGGGTCACTGCTTCAGAACTCTGCCTATGGCTCGACCATCCCCGTGATTTACGGGCAGACGCAGTCGGTTTTGCTCGCGATCTGGGCGGCGAACCTGCGCCAGGGCGGCGCCGGCATCAAGAAGTTCAAGCAAATCAAAAAGGGCATCACAAACTACTGCGAGAACATCGACTTTCTGCTCGGGCACAATCCGATCCGCGGTGTGCTTCAGGTGATGAATAACGGCTCGAATTATCCCCTGGCCTTCACAAAGCAGTCGTTCTCAGGCGCCGGCGGCCGGCAGTCCTTTGCGATCACCGATTCTAACTTCTATTTCGTGATCGCCGTGACGCTGACCGCGAGCTACAGCTTCGCCGTCGACGACTACGGTGGCCAGGGTTCGCAGACGCTCTCGGGATCATGGGAGATCCCGCTCTGGGATGAGCTCGAGGTTGGTCCGGATCCGACCAACCCCATGAGCTACCGGTGCTGGCCGTTCTGTTATCGGTGGCAGCCGGGCATGGGGGCGACGGTCTCGATCGACGCTGAGTCCTTCCCGGCCGGCACGGTCAATGTTTACTACGCGCAGCTCACCGCGGCGACCTCACATCAGCCCCCGATCACGAAGCTCTACATGGCCTTCGAACCACAACTCGGCTCGGGGGATGAGTACGCGAACGCGGGCAACGATCCCGACGGCCACCCGTACACCGAGCAGCAGATCACCTATCCTCACTTTGCCGGCCTGCAAAGCTCCGAGATCGACCTCGGCGCCTCGGGGGTGCTCCCACAGATGAATCCCGAAGTCGCCGGAAAATGGGGCGTCTACTCGACGGGCGACGCCGATTTCGTGGACATGATCGAGGACATCTACAAGTCGGGCATGGCCCAGGCGGCGATCGCCGCCGACACCTCGGTCCAGCCGTCGCCGGCTGCCACGCAGATGGAGCGCGGGCTCTCGAGCTACAACATGCCGGGCACGATCCAGAAGAAAGTCGACGCCAGTTTAACCGCGGCGCTGCCCCCGATGATGTACGACATGCCGACCGCCGAGGGAAACGTGCTGGTGGCGACGGCTACGGGTTCGGGCACGCTCTCGATCAGTTCGACGAATGGCGAGACCTGGACCAAGGTCTATAGCGACGGCCTGGGCTATCAGGTCTGGTACACCTATGCGGCCGGCGGCCCGAACACGGTTACCGTCGCTGGGGCTTCCATGCCCTGGCAGATGGGGATCCTCGAGATCGGCGGCGTCGGGGCCTCGGTGGGGAACTCTTCAATGGTTCAAGTGCCTGGCAGTGGAATCGCCACGCATGGCCCTTCCGAGGTGAATAGCGCCACCGCCCTAGTCGACGATGGCGCTGGCGCGATCGAGGTTTCTGGCATCTATCCGCCGTTCAACATCTACGAAGGGGTCAACGCCACTCTTGCGTACGGGGGTGCGGCATGGCCCGGGCTCCCTGCTGGCGCGACGGTGACCTCGATCGTGCCTGTGATCGGCTGGACGGGCTCTTATTACAGCGACAACGGTGCTCTCGAGTTTTTCACGACGGGACTCGGGTCGGGTTTCCCGAATCCTCCTGAGGGGGGCGGCGAATTCATCGGTTCGAGCATCGGCACGACCCAGGCGGAATTCGAGGCCTGGACCTGTTCTTTCCAGTACGAAGCCACGGAGCAGCTGTCGAATTATATTGGCAGCTTTGGGTGCACCGTTTTTCTCCAAGTGAACTACGACGTCCCTCCAGGCTATCTTGGCGGCAACGCGGTCGATGCCGTGGCGACCTCCTTCAGCGGGCCTGCAGGAGCCTCTAGTAGCGTCGCCGAGGGCTTGCCTGGTTACCTGCTGGCCATCTCGCTCTATCCTGGCGGCGGCGCGGCGCCGGTGGCCGACCAGCCTCTCTGGCGAGCCGTCACCCCCAAGAACTTCACTGGCAGCTCACCGACCACGTTCCAGATGCAGGAGCGCGTCATTCACTCGCCTGGTGCGTTCACCGCGGGCGGTGCCGGCGGCGCGCCGGACTCGATCGCTCTGATCGCCATCAAGGCCACCGAGCCCGTGCCGTACCCTCGGCCCCTGGGCGACTTCGTCGACGTGCCGTCCTTTGACCTGGTGCGCGCGCAGTGTCGCGCAAACGGCCTCTACGGCTCGCTGTCGATGACCTCGCAGTCATCGGCCTCAGATTGGATCAAAACCCTCTGCGCGGCCGCCGTCGCGGCGCCGGTGTTCCTGGGGGCGAAGTTCTACCTCTATCCATACTCCGAGGTCTCGGCAACCGGAAACGGCGCCTTTTATCCGGCGCCCACAGCCGGGGGTCCGGTCGCCAAGCTCGACGCCGACTTCGGCGATTTCACTCAGGACGGTTGCCCCTCGCTCGACACCGCGGTCCGGATCGACTTGCCCAACGTCCTCCAGATGCAGTGCATCGATCGGAATGCGAATTATGCCCAGGTCACCGTGCAGACGCCGGATCCGGCCACGATCGGGCTCTATGGACTGCGTAAGGACGACCCGGTCACAAACAACGCCATCCAGGATCCCACGATCGCCCGGACCCTGCTCGGAATCCAGGTGCGCCGGAATCAGTATGGCGGCGATGTGTGGAGTTTCACGACCACCGCGCGCTGGTCGCTGCTCTCGCCGATGGATCTGGTCACGTTGACCGACGAACTCCAGGGCATCGCCGGGGTTCCGGTCCGGATCGTGACCTACAACGAGCAGGAAGACGGCAGCTTTATCGGCACCGCGGAGCCCTTCGTCTACGGGATGTGCGCACCCACGCTGCTCGCTGCCACGAGCCCCGCTCCGACGCCGCCCGAAACGCAGCAGAGCGCCGGAAACGCCAACGCGCCGATCATTTTCGAACCGACGCCGGGCCTCTTCCCGGGGGCAACGGGTGACCAGCTCTGGGTTGTGGTCTCGAGCAGCGACCCCAATTTTGGCGGCGCGCAGATCTTCGTCTCGACGGATGGCGGCGCGAGCTACAACCCGGCGCCGGGCGGTGCGGACGGCACTTCGAACATCGTTACGGGTTCGGCTGTGACCGGCGTCCTCGACAGCGATTGGCCGGCAGCGAACGATCCCGACACCACAAATAACCTGGTGGTCGACCTCAACGAGTCGAACGGGGTCATGGAGACCCTCTCAACTGTGGAAGAAAACAACTTCGAGGTGCCCTGCTACGTCGCTGGCGCGGCCATCACGATCAAGGTAAGCGGCGCTGCGGTAGCCACCGGAGATCCTGTGCCGGCAGCCGTGAACGGGACGCTGGTCGGACTGCTCGGCACGCTCGAGGTTGCGGGCACCGGCGTCGCGGCTTCAGGCGGCGGCGGCTTCGGCTATGAACTGATGTCCTATGCGATCGCGACGATCGTGGGCATTCCGTTCCAGTACACGCTGGTGGCGAACGTAGGCAGCGACTTCCTGCGCCGCTCAATCTTCCTCGCGCCCAGTTCGAGCGGCGTCGGCGTCGATCACCCGGCGGGCTCACGCTTCGCGGTCGTGGGGCCGAGCCAGGCCGGCATCCTGAAGATGACGTTGCCGCCGGCTTACATCGGGCAGGCGATCTATTTTAAGGTTTGCACCTTCAACACGTTTGGGGCGGCGCTTCAGTCCCTGGGCGATGTGACACCATCAATTTACGTGCCCACCGGCGTGCCTGGGGCGGCATAAGGAGAGAGTCATGAGCCTTGCGACGACAGTCAACCTCAACGCAACCACGCCGGCCCCGGCGACCGGCCTGCAGAACGTCGTCTTTGCCGACGATAGCGGCACGCCCACTGTTAACGTCTCGGCGACCGACCCGGTGATGGTCGGCGACGCCGGCTCCGGTGGCAGTGCTGGCAATGTGCCAAAGCCGGCAGCGGGAACGGCGGCCGCGGGCAAGTTTCTCAAGGCCGACGGTACCTGGGCCGTTCCGCCCGGGGCCGGCATCGGGACATTCCACGACGAACTGATCACAATGACCGGCACCTCCGGCGCTTTCGCCCATTCGCCAGCAATCCTGATAGGCTTGTTTTTGAACGGGCAGCGTTTGACGACGCTCGGAATTGCCCCTGATTTCTCGTATATTGGCATCGACATCACTCTCACCGTGGCATCAGTTCCTGGAGATCTCTATGAAGCGGTTTATTGGTATTAGCCTGCTGGTGCTTGTGGCGCTCGCGGCGCGTGCACAGACCAAGATCAACCCGAACCAGGTAGGCAATTGGAACGGCTTCAAAGGGCAGGCCTGCGGCGACACGTCGGGCTCTGGGACGGCGCAACACTGCACGACCGCCTACCTCTTTACGCCGGCGACGCCGAACTGCATTGTTTACACGACGACGACTCCCAACAGCGGCACCGGGCTCACGGTCAATGTCAATTCGCTGGGCGCAAAGAGCGTTGCCGTGGAGGGATCCTCCGGCTGGACGACGACCCTAGTGGCCTCGAGCAGCATT